TAACAGAGGAGTTCGCAGATGCCGCTGACTTCTAGATCGACCCTAGAAGAGCGAGTACAACTCAACCTCAAAAGCCGTGGGGTAACTTATGAGTATGAACCTTGTAAGTTACCTTATACGGTGACTAGAAATTATACACCTGATCTTAAGATTGGTGAAACGTACATCGAGGTGAAGGGATACTTTCGGCAAGACGCACAACGTAAGATGCGTAACATGAAAGAGCAACACCCAGAGTTGGACATAAGGTTCTTATTCCAACGAGCGAACAGCCCAGTGCAAGGTGCAAAGAAACGCAAGGATGGCACGAAGATGACTTGTGGTGAATGGGCTGACAAACATAACTTTACATGGGCAGAGGAAATCATACCAGATGGATGGATCAACGGAGAGTGAATTTGTAATGCACACTCCATGCAAGAAGTGTGGCTCATCAGATGCAAACAGTTTGTACACTGATGGTCACACCTATTGTTTTAGTTGTAAGCACTACGGACAATCAGATGAACAGGAGAGAATAGTGGATAACGCAGTCAAAGATGTTAACTTTAAGACGGGTGAGTACAAGCCGTTAGTTAAGAGATGTTTAACAGAAAAGACTACACGCTTTTGGGATTACCAATCAGGTGACGGAGTACAGGTTGCCAATTATAAAGATAAGAATGGTAAGACTGTAGCGCAGAAGTTACGCTATCCTGATAAAACATTTGCTGTCGTAGGTGATCTAAAAGAAGCTGGTCTATTTGGTCAAAGCTTATGGCGAGATGGAGGACGTACTTGTGTAATCACAGAAGGTGAGATCGATGCGATGTCTGTCTCACAGGCTTTCGATCACAAGTGGGCTGTTGTATCTGTCAAGACAGGTGCGGCAGGTGCTAAGAGAGATATTAAGAAATCTATTGAGTGGCTAGAGAAGTTTGAAACTGTAGTCTTTATGTTTGATATGGATGATGTGGGGCAACAAGCAGCACTAGAGTGTGCGGCACTACTATCACCACGCAAAGCAAAGATTGCCAAGCTACCACTTAAAGATGCTAATGAAATGATTCAGGAAAGCAGACAGCCTGAATTGATTGATGCGTTTTGGGGAGCAAGAGAGTTTGCCCCCGATGGCATTATCAACGGTGAAGATTTATGGGAAGAAGTTAGTACAGAGAAAAATGTACACACAGTACCTTACCCTTATGAAGGGATTAACAACAAGATAGGCGGTTGTCGTTTAGGTGAAATTGTAACTGTTACGGCTGGTTCAGGTTTAGGTAAGTCACAACTCACAAGAGAGTTTGCTTACCACCTTCTTAACGAAGGAGCTACGATAGGATATGTAGCACTCGAAGAATCTAGCAAGCGTACAGCACAGGGACTTATGTCCTTACACCTAGGTAAACCAGTACATCTTGAAGAAGTCCCGACAGAAGAGCTTAGAGAAGCCTTTGATGCGACTCTCGGTACAGGGCGTGTGTTTATGTATGACCATTGGGGATCGACAGAGAGTGATAACCTACTCTCTAAGATCAGATACCTAGCAAGAGGGTGTGGATGCCAGTACATTATATTGGATCACATTAGTATTGTTGTATCAGGTATCGAGGGTGGAGATGAGAGACGAATCATTGACAACATGATGACCAACTTGCGGTCACTAACTGAAGAATTAAATATCGGATTGATTGTCGTATCTCATTTACGCAGACCAAGCGGTGACAGAGGACACGAAGAAGGGCAAGTAACATCGCTCTCACAGCTTCGAGGTTCAGCGGCTATCGCACAGCTAAGTGACATAGTAATAGGCTTAGAACGTAACCAGCAAGATGCTGAGACTTCTAATGTAACAACCGTCCGTATCTTAAAGAACAGATGGTCAGGTGATACAGGTGTAGCAGGGCAGCTTCACTATTCCACCGCAACAGGGCGTATGTCAGAGGAATTTGATGTACCATTTTAATCACTCCAGCGAGAGGATATATGTTAATATTCGATATTGAAACAGATGGGTTACTAAATGAAGTAACAAAGGTACATTGTATTGTAACGCAGTGTACGAGGACAGGAGTCCAGTGGAAGTTTTTTGGTGACACTTTAAAAGAAGGCGTAGCCTTACTAAGAGAAAGCCCTGAGATTGGTGGACACAATGTCATAGGTTATGACCTACCAGTATTGAAAAAGTTATATAACTTTGATTACAAAGGTGAAGTGTTTGACACCCTAGTGGCTTCTCGGTTGATCTATCCCAATATGAAAGAAAAGGATATGCTCAAGAGAACAGTCGATAATAGATTGATTGGTTCGCATTCCCTCAAAGCTTGGGGTCAACGCCTTAACTACAACAAAGGCGCATTCGGTGAACAAGAAGATGCTTGGACAGAGTTTACACCTGAGATGCTCGATTACTGCGCTCAGGATGTTGCACTGAATGTAAAGTTATATGAATTAATACAACGTAAACGTTATCCTGAAGAACCTATGAGGTTAGAGCATGAGATGGCTACCTTGTTATTGCAACAGGAGAACATAGGCTTTCCCTTTGATGTGGAAGCTGCACAAAAGCTTTACACGCAGTTGTCTGCACGTAAGCAACAAATAGAAAATGAATTAGTTGAGACCATAGAGCCAACTATCATAGAATTAAAAACGAAAACAAAGACCATACCTTTTAACCCTGCATCAAGACAGCAGATTGCAGACAGGTTAATGAAGAAGGGTTGGACACCAAAAGAACACACTCCATCAGGAGAGCCAAAAGTTGACGAAAAAATCTTAGCGGGAATTGATATGCCCGAAGCTAGGTTGTTGACGGAGTTCTTAATGTTAAACAAACGACTAGGACAATTAGGCAATGGTAAACAGGCATGGCTCAAGCTTGAGAAGAAAGGACGAATACATGGGCGCGTTAATCACATGGGTGCTGTTACTTCTAGGTGTACACATAGTGATCCTAATGTCGCTCAAGTGCCAAGTGGAACAGCCGCCTTTGGGGAGGAATGTCGCAAACTATTTCATGCCCCGAAGGGTTACACCTTGCTGGGGGCAGACGCTAGTGGTTTAGAGCTACGTTGTCTTGCTCATTATATGTCAAGGTATGACGGTGGTAAGTACGGTAAGGAAATCTTAGAAGGTGATATACACACAGCGAACCAACTAGCTGCGGGGTTACAGACTCGTCCACAAGCCAAGACATTTATATATGGATTCTTGTACGGAGCAGGTAACGAGAAGATTGGAGAGATCATTGGTAAGGGTAAGAAGGAAGGCGGGCAAATTAAGAAACGCTTCCTAGCCAAGACCCCAGCTCTCAAGAAGTTAACCGATGCAATTAAGTTACGGCTAGAAACACAGCATGGTGAGAAGTTTATTAAAGGTTTAGATGGTAGGCTCATACCTATTCGTCACCCCCACGCTGCTTTAAACACACTGCTTCAGTCTGCTGGAGCTATTGTCTGTAAGTATTGGTACAGAACAATAGAGCAGATGATACGTGCTAAAGGCTACACTACAGAAGAAGTTGCGATAGTGGCGTTTGTACATGACGAAGTTCAAATCATAGTTAAGGAAGGCTTGGAGGATGACATAGGTGAAATCACTAAAAAGGCTATTAAGAAAACCGAAGAAAAATATGGATTCAAATGTCCTCTCGACTCAGAGTTCGATGTCGGCAGAAGTTGGGCAGAGACTCACTAGTTCGAGTCGTTTAGGAGATGTGGCAGAGCTGTATGCAATCACTTGGTTATGGGATGAAGGGTTTGAAGTGTTCTATAACGCTGGTTGCACAGGAGCTGTGGATGTTGTTGGCATTAAGGACGGTGAAGTGTACCTATTTGATGTCAAGATGGAAGGTAAAAATACAAACCTACCTAGTCGGACACCAACACAAAAGAAACTGGGAGTACAGTTTATTAAGTTTGATCCTGTTACTCGTAAACTTAAGCTGGTTAAACATAGGGTATAGCATGGAAGGTACAACACTAAACATGATCCTTGTGTTCAGCTTCCTATTCGTAAGCGTGGCTCTCGGAGTCAGGTGGATAGGGGAGATAATCATACAGGTCATAATAACAAGACATAACTTTCAACTACAAGAAGAGTTGTTTGAAGCATTTGAAGAAGAGGAGGATGAAGATGAAAGATAGAACACTATTAGTAGACGGAGACATTGTTGCTTACAAAGCAGCGGTTGTAGCTGAGACACCTATTGATTGGGGTGAAGGTTGTTGGACTCTTCATGCTTTTGAACAAGATGTCATACAAAACATGACTGTGTTTATGAACGAGATTATAGAACAGTCAGGATGTAATAAAGTCATTACGTGTTTGTCGGGAGATAAGCTCTACCGCAAAGAGGTAGCCCCTTACTATAAGGCTAACCGTAAAGGTACACGTAAACCTATGCTTCTAAATTTTGCTAAAAAATATTTAGGCGAAAAATTTAATGGCAAAGTTGAGGATAGGCTAGAGGCTGATGACCTTTTAGGAATACTAGGCAGTGCGGATAAGAACACAGTAATCTGGTCTATAGACAAAGACCTGTTAACTATCCCAGCTTACCATTTACTAGACGGTAAGGTCACTGAGGTTGATGAAGCAGAAGCAGACTACTGGTTCTTGTATCAAACTTTGGTAGGTGACTCGACAGATAACTACAAGGGTTGCCCTGCTGTTGGAGCGAAGACAGCAGACAAGTTACTACAAGAGAACGGTGCTACATGGCAGACGGTTGTCGATGCTTTTGCAGATAAAGGTCTAGGCGAAGAGATAGCAATAGAGAACGCGAGGCTGGCACGTATACTGCGTGACGGGGAATATAATTTTGAGACAAAGAAGGTTAAGTTATGGAAAAGGTAGACCCAATTAATAATCCACCCCACTACAATGCGGGTGAGATTGAAACGATAGATTACATTATAGATGTGTTAGGTAAGTTTGATGCTATCTCATACTGCCAAGGTAACGTAATAAAATATACTGGTGCTAGGATGTGGAACAAGGGCAAGCCTATACAGGATGCTAAGAAAGCTGTTTGGTACTTAAATAAAATGATTGAATTAATGGAAGAAACAAAAGGGGAGAACTGGGAATGAGTAACGAATTAGGTGGAGCATCTTATGAACAAATATCAGGGATGTTTGAGGGGTTTGATTGGTATCAAAGTAAGTGTGCTGCCACAGCTATCTTTCCAAAAGACTCAGCGTTAGTGTATCTAACAATGGGTCTAGCAAGTGAGGCTGGTGAAGTAGCGGGCAAGGTTAAGAAAAAGATTAGAGACGGAGAGCCAGCTAACTTTAAAGATCAACTAGCATCAGAACTAGGAGATGTGTTCTGGTATCTAGCTATGCTGACAGATGAAGCAGGGCTGAACCTTAGTGACATTGCATTTAATAATTTAAACAAACTATACAAGCGTAAGATTAAAGACACGCTTAAAGGTTCAGGAGATAACCGTTAATGGATTCATACCAACAGTACATACACAAATCCCGTTACGCTAGATGGCGGGAAGAAGATAATAGAAGAGAGACATGGAAAGAAACTGTTCAGCGTTACATCGACTTCTGGTTAGAGCGTGGACAGATAGACGATAAACTTGCTAAGGAATTGTTTAATGCAATACACAGGCAAGAGATTATGCCATCCATGCGTTGTCTTATGACAGCGGGTGAGGCACTCAAGCGTGATAACATGGCAGGGTTTAACTGTAGCTACATAGCAGTCGATAACCCCAGAGTATTTGATGAGATATTATATGTATTAATGTGTGGCACAGGCGTAGGGTTCTCCGTAGAGAGACAGGCTGTTGCTAAATTACCAATTATAAGTGAGGACTTTTATGAAACAGAAACTACAATCCATGTGGCAGACAGTAAGATTGGCTGGGCTAAAGCTTTCCGCGAACTTGTTAGTCTTTTATATTCGGGTCAAATTCCTACTTGGGATATATCAAAACTCAGGGCGAAAGGCGAACGTCTCAAAACTTTTGGCGGTAGGAGCAGTGGTGCTGATCCTTTGGTTAGGCTCTTCGAGTTTACTGTTGCCACCTTCAGAGGGGCTGCTGGTAGAAAGCTCACCAGTATAGAATGCCATGATATTGTTTGTAAGGTTGCTGAGATTGTTGTCGTTGGTGGTGTGCGTAGGTCTGCTCTCATTTCTCTATCTAACTTGTCTGATGATCGTATGCGTCATGCGAAGTCTGGGAATTGGTGGGAGACACAAACGCAAAGAGCCTTGGCAAACAACAGTGCCGTCTACAATGAGAAGCCAGAGTACGAAACCTTTTTGGAAGAATGGGTAGCACTCTATAAGTCTAAAGCTGGTGAACGTGGTATCTTCTCCCGTACTGCTGCAAAGAAACAAGCAGAGAGAAATGGACGAAGAGATGTAGGCTACGACTTTGGGACAAACCCTTGTAGTGAGATTGTACTACGCTCGGCACAGGTATGTAACTTGTCTGAGATTGTAGTACGTGCAGATGACACTGAAGAATCACTAGGGCGTAAGACACGACTGGCTACAATACTAGGAACACTACAGTCAACGCTAACAGACTTTAGGTATGTACGCTCTGTCTGGAAGAACAACACAGAAGAAGAATGTTTACTTGGTGTAAGTATGACGGGCATCATGGATCACAAGTTGTTATCAGGTAAGGGCAGTATAGTGACACTCAAGGATATGCTAGAGAAGCTGAAGAAGATTGCGGTACAAACTAACAAAGCATTTGCTGCTGAGTTAGGTGTTAACCAATCAACAGCTATTACGTGTGTGAAGCCATCAGGTACAGTGTCTCAATTAGTAGACAGTGCTAGTGGTATTCATGCAAGGTTCTCTCCTTATTATATAAGACGAGTACGTAGCGATGGTAAAGACCCTATCTCTGCCTTCCTAAAAGATGCGGGTGTGTCGTGGGAGAAGGATGTAATGAACACAGAGAACTATGTGTTTGACTTCCCTGTGAAAGCACCAAAGGGTGCAACCTGTGTTAGTGAGCTTAATGTAAAGCAGCAGTTAGATTTGTGGGAGATATATCAGGAGCATTGGTGTGAACATAAACCTAGTGTGACTATATATTACTCTGATGATGAGTTCCTTGCAGCAGGGCAATGGCTGTGGGAACGACTAGACAGTTGTTCTGGCATTAGCTTCCTACCACGTACTGACCATGTGTATGCTCAAGCTCCTTATGAAGCTATAGATAAGGACAAGTATATGGAACTAAAACGAGAAACCCCGTCAGAGATTGATTGGGACAGGTTAGGTGAATATGAAAAAGAGGACACCACTACTGGAACTCAGGAGTTGGCTTGCTCGTCAGGTTCATGCGAAATATAGAACTTGGATAACGGTGTTGGAGGTAGTAACTTGCCTCCACATCATTTCTAATGTTTGGCTGCACCTCCCGCCATCACTGGGATAGCTCCAACGTGCCCCATAGGAGAATCTAAATGAATAAGAATCTATTTATAAACAAAGAATTAATTGAGTATCTTAAAGGTTTATTCCCAGATACTTTACCAAACCGTAGAGATATATCGGGCAACGATATAGCTTTTTTACAAGGACAACAATCCGTCATTAATCGTATGGAACTCCTGTACGAGGACGATCAACCAGAAGAGATCTAATTATGTGTATGTCAAGCCCAAAACCACCCGCCCCTAAACCAACCGTTGCACCACCACCTCCACCAGAGAAAGCCCCTTCAGAACTTGAGAACGCTATAGACTCAAACGCTACCGCCCTCAAAAAGAAAAAGAGGGGAGCAAAAGGTGTGTTAGGTAGAGGAGCTTCAGGGACACAGGTAAAAGGCGCAGTGGCTGGCACTGGTTTAAAAATTGGCAAAGGAGCTTAATATGTGTTTAGCAGAGTCAGCTATGTCTAAGATGTATAATGATCGTAAAGATAGAAAGTCACGAGAGAAGCTTGCTGATAATTATGCAAGCGCACCCGAAGCTCCTACATCTACTACAACTATTAATAAACCAGCACCCACTTCAAAGCCTAAACCAAAAACTAATATTAACACTGGTATGAATATCGGTGGACAATACTAAAGGAATTTAAAATGCACGATCAATCTATAGCCAAGACGTATGAGAACATGGCAGCAGATCGTGAGTCGTTCTTATCAAGAGCACGTAGTTGTGCTGAGTTAACTATACCTACCCTTATGCCTCCTGAAGGACATACAGGTACTACTCAGTTTACTACCCCCTTCCAATCAGTAGGTGCTAGAGGTGTTAACAACCTCGCATCTAAACTACTGATGACACTGCTACCGCCTAACCAATCTTTCTTCCGATTAACTATTGATGATTTTGATCTAACGGAACTAGGTGGGGATGCACGAGGTAAAGCAGAGGAAGCACTTGCTCGTATAGAACGAAGCGCGACACAGGAAGTAGAATCTAAAGCTATACGTGTGCCTACTTTTGAAGCACTAAAGCAGCTTATCGTTAGCGGTAACGTCTTAGTACATATGCCGCCTAAGAGTGGGATGAAAGTATTTAGATTAGACCGTTATGTGATTCAACGTGACACGATGGGCAACCTCCTTAAAATTATTGTTAAAGAGTCAGTTGCGTATGATGCGTTACCTAAAGAAGTCCTAGAGGCTTTGATGGAGAACCCTGAGTACCAAGTAGACACTAACAAAAAAGAATGTGACATCTACACTTGCGTTAGGCGAGTGGGTAAGAAGTTTGAAGTACACCAAGAAGTCCACAACATAGTGATACCTAGCACCAAAGGTTCTTACACAGAAGATAAGTTACCTTGGATGGCTTTACGTTTCATTGCTATTGACGGACAAGATTATGGTCGATCTTTTTGCGAAGAGATTGT